CATTTTTTGAGTATTAAAAAGTTGGATTTCAAAATGGTGATGGTGTGCGAACCACCCGTGTACATTTTCCAAACAAATGTTACTTCATCCGTGGGTGCCAAATCCAAAATGGTGTCAAAATTGATACTGTGGAAGTTGGAATCAGTGGTTGAATATGCGGTTGTGTTAATGCCGTTTATTTGGATTGCAAACTCAATTGATTTGTTTCCACTTTGCCCAAACGAACACATGCCCGTGAACTTGTATTGACCACCATCGGTGCATACATATTTGGATGGGTTCAATGTGGCCGTGATGTTCTGCACATACCCGATTGATTCTTTTTGTTCCATGGGGATGGTATCCCAAATTGTTGAATCCGTTGTGCGGGTTGCGGGGTTGTTGTTGTACATCGTGATTTGGTTAAACTGCACGATGGATTGCAAATTGTCCACTTGCTGAACCAAACTGAAAACATTGTTTTCGTTGTAGTCAATATCTTGGTTGGTATCTAAATAGTTTTGCCCATCAAATGTGTACGAATTCATGATACCTTTTGCCACGGAATAATCCTTCAAATATGTTTCGCCAAATGGTGTTGCAACTGGGTTGGTAAAATCGGGCCGTTGCCCCGTTGTTGTAAACCTCATGATTTGCACATTGGGGTATGTTACCAATTCCAGGTTGGCAATCTCCGTCAACATATCGTATTGGATGGATTGGATTTTGTAGTAATTTGATGAAATCGCAATGGTGTCGTTCAAATCAAGATTCAACCATTCCCCCACGGGCAACACGGCAGTCATTTTAACCACCCTTGATTGCGTTGAATACATACGAGATAAGTATTCTGTCCAATACAAATCATACATCGTTTTGGTGGGCGCATCGCCTTGCAATGACAATTCCAATCCGAACGCATTTGAATAACTTGTTGACACGGTGGGATACGCGGAATAAGGTGTCATCAACGGCAACTCGTATTGGTTTATGTTGTTAAAATAGTATGGATCGGAAATTGATTGTTTGCCTCCGTAGTAAAACAAGGTGTAATCTTGTTGCACGGGCTTGGCATCGCTATCCAAAAACACGGGGATGTTCAATTCCGTTTTGCGAACTATTTGCCCATTCAAATTGACTTCGTTCATCGCCTGGGGCGCAATCACATGGAATGGGGTTTCAATGTTAAATTCCTCCGTGGGGTAATCAATCAACGGCATGAACTTAATTGAACCAAATTCCCGTTTGTTGATTTGCTTGTAATACGCATTGGCCAAGCATGTTGATTCTTGGTGTGCCATTGAAATATGGCGGGGGATTGGAATTTTGTCGTGTTGGATGTCCTTGGTGTCAATGTACCGACTCCAATTCTTTGTCGTACCCGCTGCAAACCAATCGGCCAAATTGTGAATCTCAATTTCCTTTCCTCCAACGGAAACCAATATGCAATTGAAACCCTGCAAAACTCCATTGATGAAATCTTTGATGGGTTTTTGTGGCATCGCATCACCCATCCCAATGGTTGTTCCGTTAATACCTTGTGGGGCTTTGCTACAATCAAATGTTAAAATTGATGCCGCTGCAATCGTTGAAAATGTGCTATACCCGATTGTTACTTCATCACCAGAATTTAACGCCAAGTTTGCCGAATAATAGGTTGTGCCAACTGTGTTTGTTTGCTGAACAAATGTGTTCATCACTCGCCCGTTAACCATGAATACAAAACTGATGGATGTATTCAGTACGGAAATAAAACTAACATTCACCCCAATACGCATCGTGTATGTTCCCGTGCGGTTCGGTGTGTAAATCCCCGTTGTTGCGTTGTAGTTCCCCGATGGGTTTGTTCCAATGGTGGGATAAATGATTTTGGTGTAATTCACCACTCCCGTTGTGCGGGTTACATAAGTATAGGTGGAAACACTTGCATCAAATGTTCCTGGCAATGTGTATTCGGGATCGTACAATGGCCCCGCCGTTTGCATTGGCAAAATATACAAATCATCCATTTCGGGCCTTGTAAGAAACGAACCCGACAATGTGTAACCGATTTCATCAAATGCCGTTGTGAGCATTTCACGAAGGCGAATCGCGGGGCGTAAATCATCCACTTCAACACCCCTTGGATTGCGAATGTTTCCGTTTACACCACTCAATGTTGAATATCTCCACCCTTGGTTGTAATCGGCAATCGGCCATAAAATATCGCCACTCAATAATGTTTGATTCCACGATGAGAGTATGTTGGAATAACTCGCCGTGTGGTTGTACGCACTCCAATCAACTTCGTTCATCAATGTTTCACCCCACGCATCCAAAATCTTTTTGGTAGTGCCATAAAAAATGATGTTGTACAATTGTGGCAATCCATCCTTGAATTTACACCCAATCAATTCAACACGACCTTCAAACACGGGCAACCCGTGGATGAAAATGGTGGCATCTTTCCCAATGTTGGGATTCCATCCAACGATAACCATGTTTTCATCAAACCAGTTGGCAAAAATTTCGTTGTTGGTGTCCGATGCGGGTATTTGGAAATCCTTGGTGTAATCTGTCCAAATGGTGGCCAGGTTCATCAAATCTTTTAACTGCCTTGTAAGGGGGATAGATTCATCGTTGAATAAATCAACGGGCGTTCCATCAATTGTGAGTGAAAACCTAATCGCCATTATCTTACAATTTTATTAATCTTCGGTTGGCTATACTCCATTTGGATGGTGTACAAAATCAACTTTTCATTCACCCTTGTTTTGTATTCAAACGCCGAATCGGAAATTCGTGCTGATAATAACGCCGATCCATCCAACACCAATAAATTGGTTGAATAAAAGATTTGTTCAACAATGTTCACATCGTTTTGACTTATCCAATCCGTGTTTACTGTCATTGTTTCAACGGAGTTTACCAAATAACTTGTGGTGATGGGTACACCATAAGTCCATGCTTGTGCCATGTCGGTTTGTTTGAACACGGGTTGTTCGTACTTTTCTTTGCTTACTGCGAAGGTGGAACGATAAACGCCATTGAATAAAAACGAATCATACACCCCGTATTTGTTTAGGAATAACACATCTTGTTGGCCATACTTGTTTTGGCACACAAAATCAACGGGAATAACCACATCATCGCCCGTTTTAACGAAGGTAATGTTGGCATCAATACCCCACACACCCCCAGCGGTCATAAGTTGCTTAATTTCGATTCCTTGAATGGTGTTTGCACTCAACCCACCAACTGCATTTGGGGTTACCGTGGCACTCCCACAAGTGATGGAAGTAATCACGGTGGCATCATACCACAAATACGCCGATGGTGTTTCGGTGGTGATGGTTACTTGTGTTTTGTCGGTTAATACATATTTAGTTGGGTAACCGATGTTCCACCCTTCGGCGGTGTATGTGTAACCCGCCGTGGCCAAAATCACATTTGATGTTACATAACTTGTGTATGTCGTTGTAGTGCCTACCAAATAAACCCCACGAACTTTTACGGCCACACGCCTTGCACCATCACCGATGTTTGGTTTGTATGTTCCGTTAATCAAAAAATCCTCGGTGATTTCTTGTTGAACCAGTTTGTGAATGTCAATCCACCCACGCCCACTTCCGTATTGGTCTGGTTTTCGGTTAATTGTCCAATTGGGTGAACCTGGGATTGTGGTTGTGCCACTCCACACATACACATCGCATTGGTAATAGAATTCCGTTGATGTGTACAACGCATCGTAAAATTGGTACATGATTGGGGAATTACACCCCACTATGGATTGTGGTTGTTCGTTGAAAATCATCTTTTGAATCTTGCTTTTATGTCTTTGGCCATTGCCGTTGTTAATGCCTTATTGAATGATGGTAATATCTCCTTTCGTGCCATTGTTACAAATGGGAATGGTTCAATACCAAAGTGTTTAATCTTTCGGTTCATCATGAATCGCATTGCGTTTTCATCGGCCTTGCCTTTGAATCGCCCCGTTCCCATATCCCGTGGTTGAATGCGTTTCATCTTTGTCCAATTACGCATTGATGCCAATGGTATTCCTTTGCCTGGCTTTCTTCCGTTCTGCACATAGTCGGCAGTTTGGTTCATGGTAATTCCCATGTCCAAACCTTTGGGTGCGGGTTGAATAGAATTCACCAATTGACCAGATGCCACATAGTTTCCACGGAATGTTTTTTTGGATACGCTGATGGGTGTCCAACCTTCACCAACCTTTTTCCACTTCGCACGGATTGATGTTCGGGGGCGTTTTACTTCCAATAGGGTACGACACGCCACCGCCCATTTGTTGGAATACTCCGCAACAACTTGTTCGCTATTTTTATACGCAATCGCCATCCGTAACCCATGGGTTAATTAACTCAATTCCAACTGTGATTTGGTAACCCGCCAATACCGAATCCAATGTTTCCACAAAGGGTTGAAAAGTAATGGGGCGAATGTATTGGATTTGGTTGTAATAATCTTGTTCCGTACGCCATAACCCCTTTGAAAATCTCACATACAAATCTTGCAGGATGTTTGCGTAGTTTTGATTTTCGGTGTATCCGTATTGGGAATACTCGGTGATTAAGTTTTCTTGTTCGTTTTCAGTTTTCAAGAAGTTCACCCGATCCGCTACCATGATATTCATTTGGATGGTTGCCACCTGGTCGGTCAATGCCACCGATTGAATTGAACAATGCATCAACGGGAATACCAAAAACGCCTTGAAATCAAATTCGGTTAATGTGCCGTGTGAGTAGTTCCACCCCTCCAAATCGGCAATGTCTTTCATCACCTCAAATGCCGTTCCTATGTGATTATTGTTCATCGTTGTTTAATTGCTTTTTGTTCCATCTTCGCAATGTCGCTTTCGTAAGCGATCCACATACAAGCGGAGTGAATGGGTTTTGTATATACTTCTTCAAGGTTGAGGAAACTTCGGTTAGCAAGTCGGTAGACCATTCCAAACCATCCCCATTTTTCGGTAAGTCGTACTTCATCGACACTTCCCCCCTCCTCACCATCGCCAAATACTTCTGGGTAGAATTCAACAAGTCGATTCCTAAACTCCAAAAAAAAAGCAACGCACCAAACGCCGTGTTGCAATCCATGTCCTTGAAATCGTTGTTCAACTCCGCATTATACGGGGCAATTTCATACCTCCCGTTCTGGCCTTCCTTTGTGATAGGGCGATACAAAACCGATAACACCTTCCAAATATCATTGGGGGTTTTTTGGTATGTTTCAATGTCAATAAATTCACCCGTTGACAATTCATCCATGTTTGGGATGAAGCCGTATTTGATGCCGTTCATTTTGAACCTGGGTGTGAACACGGGTTTTAATTCCAACATCTTGGAAATCTTAATCACACAATCTTTGAGGATGTCAAACGGGATGGCCTTAACCTCACTAATGGTCAATTCACAAAAGATGGCAACCGATTCCAACTGCCTTTGTGTTTCATCCATATCGGCCTTCAATTCATTGTACGCCAACATTTGATGCAACTTGACATCCTTCAACTCCGTGGGTACAATGATGGTTTTTGTTTCAATCATATACCCATAAAACGCCAATAATGGCGATTGTTTATACTAACCTTTCATGAAGGATGGTTTGAACCTGGGAGTGATACCTTTGCATCTCCTTATCGGTTACCAAAATGTCGGTAAATTCCCGAACCGATGAAATAATAGTGGAATGGTCAAGGTGTGAAATGTTGCCAATCTCCATGAAAGTCATGTTCAATCTTTTTCGGCAAATGTGGTTGAACATATGTCGGGCATACATTGGTTTACGCTTCCTTGACTTGGTGATAATTTGGTCGGGAGTCATATCCATCACTTCACAAATAACCCGTAACACTTCACCCCATGTGGTTGGGTTATCGTTGATGTCCGTTTTGGGTTTGACAATTTCTTGTTTGAGTAACCTCACCTCGCGGTCATGGGCCATCTTGTTTTCAACTACTAACAATCGCAGTCGTTTTATTTCTTGTTTAAGGTTGTGTATTTCTTGGTAATGGCTTGTCATATCAAACGCAAATATACAAAATCCACACGAAATAAACAATGGGGGCGGTTAAGCCCCCGTTCTTTTTATTTTAACATTTTTGCTATGTATCTCAAATGGTATTCTTGAATGTTGTAACCACCCGCACCAATGCAACAAGTATAAAAGAAGCGACCATCTTGTAATTTGGCGTTAACTTCAAAACCTTTTCCGCCAATGTGTGTGGTTATTGTTTCGGCCATGTCATCGGTAGTCAAAAACTTTGTCAATGCGCTTTCCAATTTTGCTACGCTAACGGCTTTTACTGATTCAATATGACTTGCAAATGTTTTTTCGTAGCGATTAACCAAACCGAAAACAAAAT